ATCATCGTTTCCCCCGTCTGCCTGGTGCCTTTGGCGTCTTCGGTACGGCGTCCCGTTCCTCACCGATTACCGATAAAATAAAAAGAAAGTCAGCTTGACGCACTGCCGGCATCTCGCTAACTTCCTGATAGGACATGCCTCGTTGCTCACCGCCGAATGCGCGCCATTTGATAAATTCGTCCAGTGACGTTGAATCACACAGGCCATCTAGTTCACCGTCTTTCTGTTTCTGCCGTAACTCAGCAGCGGTCGGCGGCTTCTTTGGCTTATCCGATTTGCCGTCTTCCTCAACACGGACAATCGCCCGGGCTAGCTCACGGATTTCGGCACGATCAGCCGTAGCATTTTTTTTTCATCGTCGTTATCCGTCAGAAAACCAAACAGGCGCGGCGGGTTGACAGTGAAGGTTTTTACCAAAAGCGCGTCGGCCAAATCTGAGGAAATCTGTTCCACCGCTGCGCTCATGTCATACCAGAATTCCGGCAGTTTGGCTTCTGTCCATGTTTCGCCGTCCTTCGCTTCCACTTTGCGCAGCGATGCAAGATTGGCGGCGTGCAGGATCATGGCATTCAGTTTGCTTTCGGCGGCGTCACGCTCGAATGTCGAAAGTGCTTTTACGGTTTCGGCATAGCGTACGCGCGCAAGCGGCACCACATCGGCCTTTTTTCCGTCCTTCGCCGGTGGCGCGTATTCATCGGCAATGATACCAAAGGCCCGCTCGCGGTAACGGTCGAACAGGCTCTTTTGGTAGCCATTGCAAGCGCCAAAGGTAAGCCGGTATTCGACCTCAGCATCGCCATCGTCAACGACAAATTCAAGCGTGTCTGTTTTTCTTAGAATATCGGTCATCAGTAGGTTGCTATCCCATTCACCACGGTGATGGTGTTGGGCACAGCAACATTTGCGATAACACTACCGGTGGCGGCAATCGTCATCAGGTCATCACCATTCGCCTGTGGACGCCCGTCCATTTTCCACTGCACTGACGGCATAGCTGTCTGGAATTTGTACGGTACTATTGTTGTTGGAATGACGGCAGCACTTAACCACTCGACGTTGACAGCGCCCATTACTGCGCCGGTGGCAACGGCTGTACCGCCGGTCGTTCCATAAGAAAGCGCCTCGTACATATCATCACTGATATTGGCGTCACTTAGCCCGATGTCTAGCCCGAAGCTAGTGCGGCCAAGGCCCGTGCGCACCGCCTCCCAAATCGCTTTGTCATCCTCGCGCAATTCGTTCGTGCCTTCGATGCTAATCGAACGGACACGCTCTACGCAGGAATAGTTACCGATGGTCAAAGCCGTGCGTGTACCAAGCCACGGCACGATTTCATCCAACACTTCCGCTGTATAGGTAGGCGATCCCGCCATTGGCTGAACGGTCAAGCCGCGAAACTCTGCCGTCACTATGATTTCTTCGGGCGATATCTCGAAGGAAAATGACGTACAGCGCATATCAACGCCGCGTGTAACAAAAGTTCCGGCGCTATCAGGCACGCTCCATGCAATGGTAAACCATTTGTGGTTTGCATCGGTGTCCTGCGTGATCGTGTGCGTATAAAAGCCGGTTGAAGCAGCCGTGACCACTTTGTAGCCCGCCGCCATCAGAACGGGCACGATAAAGTTAGGGCGCAATGCGAACGTCACGGCTGCACCGGCGAGGTAGCCAGTAGGCAACTGTGGCGCGGCTAGCAGCCAGCTTGTGTCTGGCACAGAGGACGGGTGTTCAATGCGCCCCTCTTGGTACTCAAACTCTGGCGCAAGTTCGCTGACGGTCGCTATTGCCCTAAATAGCGTAGTAGCTGGCGTACCCTTTGCCGTCTGCTTATTGATGGCAAAAAACGCTGATTGGGAATTAGCTTCTGACGTTGCTGACATCTGTCACTTCCTTCTGCGTTTCCGCCACTTCCTCTTTCGCCATCGCCTTGCGGTCTTGGATCAGGATTCCCACCTCGCGATCGGCAATGGTTTTTTGCGCCGCAGCATCTGCGCCGTTCATTGCATCATTGAGGATGTGGAACAGCGTTTCCTGTGCGTCGGTTGGTTCAAGGCCAACCTTCTTTAGCGCCGCCTTGTGTTTATCGGTGATATATTCGAGTAACTTGTCTCTTGTCATAGTTTTTTAGCTCGCTTGTATGTCGAATAAGATCATTGCAATGCCTAGCCGCTTAGTGCTCTCGATGCCATCGTCAGTAAATCTGATCACATCGCAATCACCGCTGGTTATGGTAACTTTGCGCGCTCTGAATCCCGCGGCAACCATCGCAAACTTATCGGTGCGCAAAGGTGCTTCCATGCGCTCGTAGAATTCTTTCGTCTCTTCGGCCAGCGTGCCGATGGTTGAATTAGCTGTAGGACTGAGTACGCCGCCAACAATACCCCAGGCAGCGCAGCGATAGGTTTTGCGGTATAGCGTGCTGTCACCACCCGTGTGGCCGTCCAACGCATAATCAATACGGTAGCAAGCAACCGCGATAGCTGGCAATAGCCAGGTAGACCACACGAAGGCATCAGCGTAATACTCTTTGTTAACGGTCTTCGCTTTCATGGTGGTGTAGGCACTGCCCGCGCCCATCGCTGTCGTATACATAGACACCATGTAGGTGTCTAGCGCGTTCCAGAACACGTCAGCCATCTAGTACCGAATCCCGCGCCGTGCGCTGATACGTCCAAAGAACGCCGGGGTCGTGCCGGTCGTGCTACCAACCGCGACATGGCCTTCGTATTCCGCCAGTTTTAGGTTGGCGAGATTCACAAAGTATTCACGCTGATCAGCCGACATGGTTTTCGACACACCCGGCTGATTGCTGAAATTGACCTGATTCGGCGTGCTGGCCTGCATACTCGCCTTGTGGCTGTAGGCGCGATAGTAAACCCAGGCCGCCGCCGCCGCATTCTGGCTGGCCGTAGCGATGCCGGTATCAGCTTCGACTTTCGTTTCAGCCTGTTCCAACCAACCAGAGAGCAGCACAGCAAGCACACTGCCGGGGAATAACTCGGTAGTTAGTTCCCCTGTCGGCTGCTCTAGGTCGGCAATCGTCAGCGTGACAGCCATTTACTTGCGCGCTTTCGTGTTGATAGTATTCACAGAGAGCGTGGTAGGGATAGGCACATCAGCAGGGGTATCGCCCCACGTTACAGGCTCTACATCGTTATCCGGTACAAGTGCTGCCGGTTTGGTCGCTGATGGATCGAATACCTTGACCAACGTGCCCGCCTTGATTCGCAGCAGAACCTCGGCTGTCTCCGCTACATCGTGCGTACTGTCGTCACCGCTGATGAAGATTTCGCCGGCTGGGTGATCTGGATGTGTTTCCCAAATCACCACCTTGTCGTCTTTCTTCGCTGCCTTGACTTTGATTGTTTCAGCCATCAGAAAGCCTCCTTAGGCGTTCACATTAAGAATTTTAGTTGCAGCGCCATCACGGACGGCAAATCCTTCGACTTCAGTCATTGTCATAATCTGTGTCTGATTCGTGATGTAACGCTCCATCTCACTGATCTCGCTGCCGATTTCTGTGACACGTTCCAAAGCGAAACGACTGTCAAAGGCGACGATCTTCAACGCCGGTGCGTCGCTGGTCCAACCATATCGCACGGTATCGGCAAATTGATTGATTGGCGTTAGGCCAGTGCCCAGCCCACCTTGTCCAGCCGGCACGGTCGCCAGTGGGACGTTGGCCGATCCGGTATTCAGTAGTGCCAATTGCAGCGCAACCGCCTCTTGCATGAGGGCCGTGGTCACAATGTACGGGTTGACAAATTTGAACTTAAAGGCAAGCCAACCCTTCAAGCTGAGTGTGCCAGCCGTCGCGGCGGCGTCCAGTGTGGTCAGATTGTGTGTGGTCGGTACTGTGCTGGCATTGCCATCACCGTTGATCAGCACAGTCATAGCGGCTGAAACTTTATCAATTTCGCTTTGCAGTGCCATCCATTGGATATAAAAGGCAAGTTTGTCGACACGCATTCGGCGCAAATCTTCGTAGGATGCCTGGATGCCACGCCCGTATTTGTGCAAGCGGATCGAAGTGTCCCCACCAGTCAGCTTGGCAATCGGAATGTCGGCAGTTTCGCCAACGCGGTATTTGCGCAGGGCTTCGGCATCGTATGTCAGGAAATAGCTGCGATAAGTATCGCTATCGATGGCCGTGGTCATGCTGATCAGTTCGTTCAACGGGATAGCGGGCGCAATCCGTTCGCTAGGCCGAATGCCCATTGCGTCGGAATAGGGACGCTCCCATGAGCCGGTCACGCCATCATTACTCAGGAATGTGGCGCGATGTTGGCTCATGCCATAGCTGACTTTGCGCCAGTTGCGTGCAACGAATTCGGTCAACAGCGCCTTAGTACCGGCGTTGCGTGTGAAGGCACTGGCGTTACTAGCCCAATAGCCTGCCGTAGCATCGGACTGCGTGCGAATACCGGCTTCCAACATCAGGCGCTCGAAGGTATCCAACTGGTCGCCTTTTTGGCTAGGGCTGATTTCTTCAAGCGCGCGGCTTAATGTCGGCGTGTCTTCAATGCCTGACTCCAACATACGGTTGGCAACCGTATTGTAAATATCAATTGGTTTTTTTTGGAACTGCTCCCACAATTCGCGGGTGCCCAACTCCTTAAATTCGATAGTCATAATTACTCCTTTAGAGTTTGACAACCACGGCCGTGGTCGTGCCTGCGTCAACAATCATCCCGCGTGCGACGCCCAATTCGGCGGCGGTTGCGGTGGCAACTTCGCGGATATAGCCTTCTGCCGATACCAGCAAGTCACCGACAATCTTCTTGCCAGGGGTAAGCGTCGCGCCCGTCCCGGCTGGCAATGTCATGTAGCCGCCAGTCTGTACCACGGCCTTGTTGTCGGATTCGACGGAAATCAGTTTACCGACAATCTCTTCACCGTCACCGGCAAGTTCGACCGTTTCACTTGCTGAGAAGGCAACAGCCAAGCCAACTTTAGCGCTGCCATTGGTGGCGGTTGCGCTGTAGGTAATGGTGCTGTTGTCAATCCAAAATGTTTGTGCTTCGTAACCGATGCCCTCGAAGGCTACGGCATTTCGTGGATCTGCCATTGTGAAATTCTCCTAGTTGTTGCTTCGTCCGGCTTCAATCCAGTTGGTGCCATCGCCACGGAGCGTGATACTGTCGTGTTGCCCCATTGCGAAATTGGCTGACAACTTGAGTGTTCCGGTGTCGGTTAATGTGATCGTGACATTTGCCAGATTTGTGATGTAGATAAGTCGCCCTGCCGTTGGGCCTGCAATGCTTGATGTGCCAACGCCTGTACTGCCGGTAATCGGCACGTATGCACCCAACGGCGTGATCGTGCTGCCACTGGTAACAACGATGGCGGTAGTCGGCTGTGTCACCACGTCGCCAACAATCGTCACGTCATCACCGACAACCAGATCGCCACTCAACACAAGGCTAGAAAAGTTGCTGATACCCTGTGCAAGCGCTGGCATATTGAGTAGTGCCACCAGAAGCATCGCGGCAATCAGTCCTGAAAGAAATGTTTTTCGCATGATTAGACCGCG